CAACTCGTTGCGTGCCTCGAACAGACGTGCGCTTGCCAAGACAAAGGAGGACCTGGCGGAGCTTGACCAGCGTGAGGCGAACATCTTAGGCATATATGGCGAAGACATCAAGAAGGAGGCACTCAATGACGCGAAGAAAGAACAGAAGCAGGAACAGCAGACGCAGAACCCTCCATACACGCCTCCTAAGACGGACAAGAAGACAAAGACAGAGGATGTGCTGAAACCGCAGAAGGACTGGAAGACCAGGGAGCAAGCTCTCAACCGCATTGCGTATGCCAAAGGTGAGAAGGACTTTGAGGAGTACACGAACCGCATGACGGAGATTGATATGGAGTACAATCAGAAAGTTATGGCTAATGGCAAAGCTACGAGTGAACAGAAGCTGGAAGCGGAAGCAGCGTACTATGAGGCGAAGAAGAAACTCGCTGATGACAAGAACACGCAATCGGCGAAGCAGGAGAACGACTACTATAAAGAACTTGTTGCTACGGAGAAACAGCGGTACATTGATGGCAAGGTGGATCAAAAAACGTTTGATGATGCGCTTGAACTCATGGAGTTGGAGCATCTGCGCCGTTTGACGAAGGTCTACACGGACGGTTCTAAGGAACAACTGCAAGCGCAGAAGAATTATCAGAATAAGCTCGTTGAAAACCAAAAGCGTAATCAGAAGACCATCGAGGACAACGAGAAGAAACATCAGAAGGAGCTTGCCAAAATCAAAGAGGACTACTTCGGGGATAACAAGTCGGAGAAGAAAGAGAAGTATGATAAGGACTCTTCCGCTTTGGATGAAGTGTATGCCCAGGAGATAAAGGCTGCTGGCGACGATGCTAAGGAGAAGTTGCGTATCGAGGAAGCGTATCAAAAGGCAAAGGTGGCACTGGCGAAGAAGTACGGCCAGGAGTATAACGACACAAGCAAGAGCTTCCTCGAAAACATGACGGAGGACATCACGGAGTGGCTGAACTCGGACCTCGGACAGGCGGTGCAGGGTTCTTTTGACACGCTGACATCGGGCATGTCGTCGATATTTTCGGGCATGACTTCGCTCATTCAGGCGGAACTGGAGATACAGACTGCTGCCATCGAGAAGCGGTATGACAAGGAGATATCGCAAGCGGAGGGCAACAACTACAAGGTGAAGAGACTCGAGGAGCAGAAGCAGAAGGAGCTGGCAAAGAAAAAGAACGAGGCGAACAAAAAGATGTTTGCAATGCAGGTCATTCAAGCGGTGGCGCAGACGGCACAGAACGCCATCTCGGCGTATGGCTCGGCAGCGGCCATTCCGCTTGTGGGTTATATCCTGGCACCAGTGGCTGCTGCAATGGCGGTGGCTGCAGGAGCTATTCAGATTGCTGCTATCAAAAAACAGCAGCAAGCGAGTGAAAGCCAGGGCTATGCAAAGGGTGGCTTCACTCCAAAAGGCTCCAAGTTCCAAGAGGTGGGCGTGGTTCATGCCGGGGAATGGGTGGCGTCGCAGGAGATGCTTGCCAACCCGGTTGCGCGTCCTATCATCAACGCCCTGGACTATGCGCAGCGGACTAACACCATCGGATCCTTACGAGCCGATGATGTGAGTCGGACTATTGCGCCAGTAGCATATAGCACGCCACAACAGCAACAGCCTATCATCGTGCAGCAGCAGCCGGACGGACTGGCTACGGCTGCAATCGTGCAGAACACAAAGGCTATGCAGAGTTATGCCGATACGATGAAGCAGTTAGAGAAGCGGTTGAGCGAGCCGTTTGTCACGGTAAACACGGTCACGGGTGACACTGGCATCAAGCAAGCGCAGGACGAGTATGACACACTAATCCGTAACAAGACACCAAAGAGTAGGAGAAAGTGAGTAACCTCTGGTTAATGGTGAGCCTCGCCAATTGTCATTACATACATAGCAATAAATAAGAATATTAGGAGCAAAATCCATGTGGCAAGCGATATGTATGATAAAGTGGCAAGTGTTCGTCTTGCTGACTTACCTTTCACATATCTACTTAAAATATACAGTACGACACTACTTGCAATAAGAAATATGAGCAAGTATGGAAAATCGAAATTCCAATAGTCAATAAAGACAAGACTTGCAACAAAAAGTGTCAAACTTGCGAATATTATAATTAGTGTATGTTTCATTTTGCAAAAGTAATAAAAATGGAAATAATAATCAATGGCAAACAAGCTTTTTTGAAGAAGAACACTTCGTTTGACTTCATCTTCGAGAACCGTCTGTTTACGGGTAGCGACAGCTACACCTTGACAATTACGTTTCCACTAAAGGGATGCGCCCGAAATATAGCCATCTTCGGGCACATCCACAGAGCGGATGTTATCAAGTCTAAACTGGTATTTGACTGCGACATCCGTGACGGCGCTTTCCTGAAGTCTGGCTCCATCACAATAACAGAAATATCGGACGTAGAAGTAAAAACGCAATTCCTGGAGGGTCGCAGCGAGCAGAACTTTAACGAAACGTTTGACGATATCTATCTCAATGAAATGGATTTGGGATATCCTACCAAGCGCGATAATCTTATAGCAGCAGAAGCGTTCAAGCCATATCCAACGAACAACTGGGTGCCGTTGCCGTGGGTAAACAACTATTCTGGCAATCTGCAGAATGCTGTTACTACATCTGTCCATTTCATCACTGGCTTCGAGAATGTCAAAAGTACTCTTTCGTTCCAGCCATACTTATTGTATATCTTGAAGCGTATCTGTTCGCAATTGGGGTATGAGGCGAACTTTGCTGAACTGGAGCAATCGCAATATAAATATCTCTTGATTTGCAATACGCTTCCGGCTGCATGGGCTGCGTGGAACTTTGCCATTGCATTGCCTCATTGGACATTGAACGAGTTTTTTGAGCATCTTGAAAACTTCCTTTTCGGAGATTTTGATATCAACCATAAGGCTAAGCGCATCGAGTTTCATTTCTCTAATAGTCTGGCAAAATCGGCAGGAGAGGTAATCTTAAACAAGGTCTTGGACTCTTACACAACAGAGGTGTCGCAAGAAGATGAAAGCAAGTACATCGCTTCGGCTAACTTGAAATACGCTGATAATGATGCGCTTCTGTGGTCATATTACTCGTGCGACTGGTTTATAAGAGTCAACAAGTCAAAGGCTTTGGTCTATGATACATTTCGGGAATTGATTGACAAGGCAATGACGTTGAAGATTAGCGGTTATTACAAGTCTACAGGGCATAGCGGACATGGATACAGCGAGTCTTTCAGCCGTGGCTATCCAGTTGGAAGTGACGGAAACAGACTGTTTTATTGCAAGGAGATTGATACCTATTTTATAATGTACTGCTACAAATCAGAATTTGTCAGCAAGCATAATGGCATGAAGTGGTACAAATATTATAACCGTCTGATGCCTGTAAATCAGTTCGGAGATTATTTTGTTGATAATGATGCTGACGATATTGAACTGAAAATCGTTCCTGCATGGATAGAGGGTACTGACGACAAGTATGGCAATTGTATGTTTCTCGACTGCGGAGAGTTGGGCAGTAGAGAAACATGGACTATATCGGAAGACGGTACAGGCTCTTCTGGCTCTGCATCTTCTGGCATCTACATAGGACAAAGACCGAACAATGAAGGGCAATTATCATCGGTACGCTATCACGATGATGTTGACTATGATGCAGGAGACTTGGCACAAGGCACTGCAAGTTATGTGATTGGCAAAGGAGAAACCGAGAAGTCATCTGCATACTTTGATGTTATATATGTCGGCTTTTGGAGTGGACATTATCTTTTCGGCGGTAAACAGCCACATCCTATAATAGATAAGGTGGAGGTTACTGACTCGTTTGGGTATAACAGAACTCAATTCACCTTGCGATTGAAAGACGGCATAGCCAATTCTATGCGCTTGTCAATGCACAAGATTGACGGAAAGCAGAAGTTCCATTTCTCTTTCCTCTCTGACACAATACCTAATCCTCGTGCATTGTTCTACATACGTGGACAGAGGTATATATGCGAAAAAATAACTGCCACCTTCCATGAGTCGGGAAAGTCGCAGTTACTAAAGGGAATATTCTATCGTGTCTTAGCTGATTGAACGCTGCAGGGCTGTGGCATGGCGTTCGATGGT